CACTTGACCAGCTCACCATCTTTGATAGCACCATCCTCGATGCACTCAGAACCCATCAAAGGACATAAAATCTTAGCATCTTTAGCCATTAGTCTTTACTCGCAATAATGAAGTCGTAGAATTTTATACCTTGTGTTAAGGAGTGAGAATGAGAGCCACTACCTCCTGTTGACTGCGTTTGAACTGTAACAAAATTTGAAACAGGGCGACCTGATGATGCCCCTGCAGCGCCTGATGTAGTTGTTTCAGGGTATCCGTGCGTATGTGCTGGAATATCTGCAATCTGTAATGTGTATCCCCCAGTAGCAGTCTGCGCAGCCCATGTACTAAAGGCAACTGAACCACCAGAACTTGCAGTACCCGTGACAAACCTAAGAATAGAATCGTTGATAGCCGCAGTTGTATCTTTAGTCCATCCAGTAGGAGCGGCAGTTTGCTGAAACCCAATACGTGTTCCTGAAGCAAAAGCTGGGGCATTAGCGGTTGAAGCCCATGCAGTACCGGTAGACGATAGTATATTACCTGCTGTGCCGGGAGCTACGGCACTTACAACCCCTGCAGTTCCTACTAATGCTCCTGTGAGGGTAGATTTTAGTGTTGTATTTCCTAATGCTGTTAGATTATTACCAGCGATGAAGTTGCCTGTAGTAGCAGCGTTACCGTTTATTACCCCGCCAGCTGCAAACCCAGTCGACACAAAGAAATCTAACCCATCACAGTACACTGTGTATTTACCAAAAGGGACTGTAGCTGTAGCCCCAGCAGTGGTTCTCATGATTATGTTCTTGCTACCTAGCGGCTCATCAGTAAAGTTATCAATGATGTAGGTTTTTGCTACGGCAGGGGCTGTTACATAACAGTCAGTAGAACGAAGTCCTGTAAACCTTAGCACTGCTGTTCTAGCTTCATCGGTAGTACCCGCATTAGCAGTCAATATATAATTACCAGAACCGGTGATAGATATTGTAGTTACAGCAGTTATAGAATCAACTAGTAATGAGCATATGTTCTTGTTGGTTGTATCACCCCAAGACCCTGATTGCTCACCGTTGGCTATGTTCTCAAGTCGTAGGTTATTTGCGTAAGTTGATGGCATATAGATCCACTAAGGTAAACCATGTAACAATAACTTCTCTGTCTTCTACCGCAGGTGTTGTGTAGTGCCTGTGTGTACCATAAGGAGGAAACACAACAACTTTACCTGCTTCAGTCTTTATACTTTTATTCTGGTTAGGAAAAACTAATTCTCCCCCAGTGTTAGTAGTTAAATGCAGTACTACTGACGCATAGCGTATGGTAGATCTACCAGTACTAAGTAGTGTGTTCTTATCTACTATACCATCAGTATGCGTCTTACATACTTGCCCTACACCATACTTGTGATACTCATATCCATTATCACCAGACCCAAACGAGGTTTCATATATACCGCTAATCTCTTCCTGAATACCTAACATAATACTGTTTATCTTAGCATCTACTTCTTCTAACCCCGGTGTGCCGGTTATCATTAGCGAGGTGCCTTCCCTATTTCCGCTGTAAGTATCAGCATCAGAGTTAGTACCGTACTGAGCAACCGCCTCTCTTATAAACGCAACGTCTGCTTCAGCAGCATATCTTGGAAACTCAAGAATCATGCATCTTTTGTTGCTATGATTGAGTCGTAGTATTTAACCCCGTGAGTTAGTGAATGGTCATGGGACGCATCGCCCCCCGCAGATGTTGTTGGGGATGTATAACTTGTATTTCCAACTAGCCCTTGATTACCCCCCTGCAGTCCCGCTACGGGATTATCTGCCCCCCTCTGGTGGGTATGTGATGGCATTTGGGCTACAGATAAAGTAGTACCCCCAGTAACCGTCTGAGCGTTCCATGTACTAAATGCTACAGAACCACCACTTGGAGTAACCGACCCAGTAACTAACCGTAAAATAGAATCGTTGATAGCCGCAGTTGTATCCTTAGTCCAGCCCGTAGGAGCTGCTGTCTGGGGAAATATAAGTTTTGTCCCCGCTGCAAACGGAGGAGGGTTTGCCGATGAAGCCCATGCAGTGCCATTAGAAGTTAGTACGTTACCAGAAGTACCGGGAGCTACCGTACCTACTACCCCAGAAGCTGCGGATAACACTCCAGTGAGGGTTGAAGCTAGTGTTGTGACCCCTGTAACCCCTAAGGTCCCTGTAACTGTTTCATTACCTACAACTGCTAGATTGCCTGTGATTGTCCCACCTACAGACAGGTTTGTTGATATAAACGAATCAATACCGTCGCTGTACACGTTGTATATACCAAAAGGAACTGTGGCAGCTACAGCACCTGCAGCGGTGCGTATAAGTAAGTTTTGCTTAGTTAATGCAAGATTAGTATTGTTATCAACAATATAAGTTTTAACTACTGGGGGGATGTATATAGTACAAGCAGCAGAAATGTCGCCGGTAAACTTTAGAACTGCATTCCTAGACTCGTCTGCCACCCCATTAAATGCGGTAAGTGTATATGTAGTTAATCCTGTAATACTTACGGTATTTAGCCCTGCAACAGCGTCAACTAATAACCCGCATATGTTCTTATTGGTCGTATCACCCCAACTTCCAGACTGCTCGCCGTTGGCTATGTTTTCAAGTCGTAGGTTATTTGCGTAAGTTGATGGCATGATGGGCCCAAGTATGTTCGTGTATTATATATGAATTTTATTCTTTATGTATATCAGAATCATATGCAGGGGGGCGCACTAACGGAGTAATGGTAGGATCTGTAAAACATGCTAACTCAGTAAAAGTCATTGATGGCTCTAGTATATCTTCCTCCCTCACCCCAGTACGAAGTGCATGGATACAACAGGCTACGCAGTCATCTTCTAGTGCTTCTATAAAGTGGAGCTTATCCTTAACTACATACACTATATGAGGCGCAGTAAATATCCTACTATTCCCTTCTACTGTTATCTTAAATGATCCCTTAGACAGCAAGGTAATATGGTCATATGTATGTGCGTGAGCGTTATTTATATCCCCTTTACACTCAAAATGCAACTGTCGTACCCATAGATTAGATACACATGCCATTTTAGTCTTTATCATAGGTGCACTTAAATAACTGCAATAGGGATATTATCAACTGTCATAGATGGCAATAGGCTAGGTGACTCAATTAGCGCCGCCGCTTCTTGTTGTGCTGTATATACTTCTACGCCCATTAACTGACAAGCTACAGCCCACGTTGGTAGTTCTGCAATACGCTGATTAATAGGTTTATTTTCGCCAAAACTATCTTCTTTGAATTCTATCCATCCAGCCATATTGTTCCATTGTAGGACCGATACTCCTTCCGGTATGAGATCAACTATACCCGGTACTACGCATACCCAGTCATCTGTGTAGACTGTAGAATCTGATTTAATTAATGTAAGCCGCATGATATATCCTTTAATTTTTAGAAGCCATAATAATATCCACATACTGCACTGCCATGTCAAGTGAAGAAGCTAGTGATCCACTAGAAGCATGGGTATGGGATTGACCACCTCCAGCGGGGTCACTACTGCTATTAGGAGCGCCACTTCCTTGATCCACGGTTGCTACGTTTAGATACAATGCCCATACACTACGCGGCGTTGTGCTGACTAAATGGGTATGGGATGGCATCGTTGTTGCATCTAATGTGGTACTTTCTATACCCGCCGTTATAGCCGAAGTAAGAGTAGTGAATACTGTAGAAAAGGCAGTAGTACCACCTGAGCTAGCTGTTCCTGAAACTACCCTGAGTGCTGTATTAGCATACGTGGTTATTTTTGTCCATCCAGTAGGAGCCGCAGTCTGTTGAAATAGCATAACAGTACCCGGTGCAATAGGGACTTGCGTAGGTATATTATAAGGTAGTGTTGTTATAGTGTAGCTAGTGTTTACTCTGTTTCTATATAGCATGATATTTAGTTTTTCTGCGCAAGAATTAAATCTACGTACTGCACCGCTAAAGTGAGATTTGATGATGCTGGTGTTCCTGATATAGAATGCGTATGGCTAGCTCCTGATCCAGTAGTACTACTGCTGGTTATTGCACTACCGGGAAATGATTTATCAAATCTATTTGGCTGAAATCGCCCGTCATCTGGTCTTACTGCACCTCCTCCTACACCATGCACATGTAACGGTATTTGTGTTGTTGACAGTGTAGTAGCTACACCAGATAGCGTACTAGCTCCAAAACTTAGCGGCCTATTAGTAAATACTGTAGAAAAGGCAGTAGTACCGCCTGAGCTAGCTGTTCCTGAAACTACTCTTAATGCCTTATTATCATGCGCCGTTAGCTTTGTCCATCCTACAGGTGCGGTAGTCTGTTGAAATAGCGATATACTCCCTGTGACTATTGTAGCAACAAACCCACTACTAGTTAGGTAAGGTAGCTGCCCTACGTTAGTGCTTGTATTGCGTAGATTTCTTTTTATCATAGTGTTAATCTTTCTGGGCTAGGATAATATCTACATATGCAACATTCAATACAGTTGCAGGCACCGATGGAGTCAGCGGGTGTGAATGTCCTAACCCACCACCAGTAGCGCCACTATTTGTAGCTGTACTACCTGCGGGTATTAGGGTGCGTAGTACTGCATATGCTGGGTCGGGGGGTGGACTATCTACAATTGCTACACTAGTTGATGCAACAAGGTGAGTGTGTCCCGGCATTGTGGCTGTTGTTACCGTTGTACTACCTACAGAAAGCCCAGTTACAGTTGGGGTTTGGTTTGTAAATACCGTAGTGAATGACGACGTACCCCCGGAGCTAGCAGTGCCTGAGACTACCCGCAGCGCCTTATCATTGTGTGTTGTTAGTTTAGTAAAACCCGTTGGCGCTGTAGATTGACCAAATACAGCTATATCCCCCGGATTAATAGGTACATCAGCAGGCCATGCACAAGGCAGGGTATTTATCACACCCCCAGCACCATTACTATCTGCGCTGATATTAACCCGGTTGCGGTATATCATATTAGGCCGCTATCTTAGTCCAGACAGTAGATTGTGTATCGTTTACAGGAGTCCATGTATTAGTCTGTGAATCGTCTACTAGAACCCATGTTGCTGTTTGTGCATCAATTACTAACCCCCATACGGTAGGGTAGCCTATGTACCCTGTAGCCTGCACACCAGTTACTGCTATGTTTTGTTGGGTTGATACCGTGACACTGCCGACAGAACCTGTAGATTGTACGCCGATGGGGTAGACATTAGCCGCAGCATCTACTAATACATTACCTACCTGACCGGTAGCTGCAACACCTGTTACAAAAATGTTTTGTTGAGTTGATACTGTAACACTGCCGACAGAGCCTGTAGCTTCAACACCAATCGGGTAGACATTAGCCGCAGCATCTACTAATACATTACCTACCTGACCAGCAGCTTCAACACCTGTTACTGATACGTTTTGGTTGGTAATGAATGTGACATTACCGATAGCACCTGTAGCTTCAACACCAGTAGGGTAGACATTAGCCACACCATCTATTGCTACACCACCAATCTGACCTGTAGCTTCAACACCTGTTACTACTATGTTTTGGTCTGTCTTGAGGGTAACGGTGCCGATAGCACCTGTAGCTTGTACACCTGCTACTGATATGTTTTGGTCTGTTTTGAGGGTGACAGTGCCGATAGCACCTGTAGCTTGTACACCTGTTACCGATACAGCTATGGCCCCGGGGTTTAATATGTCCGCAAAGGGTGCTGCGGCTAATGGTGTAAAGCCTAACATCTGCGGTTATACGGTGTAGATGATAGTGCTGTGTTGTACTGTCCCGCCCATGATGTGCCTCTTTATATTAACCAGATAATAAACGCAATTATAACTACTACTAACGTAGTGCGCTTAGAGTTCTTAATCAGCTCGATAAAGCTGTCTTTAATGGTCATTTAGCTTGTCGGGCTTGGACTTCAGCTTCCGCTTCAGCTTGACGCTGTGCTGCCGCCATTACCCATCCTTGTGCAAATGCAAGCTCAACCATCTCGTCTTTGCTACCGGGGATTTGCACGTTGTTTGCAAGGCATTGCTGCACAGTAAGCGCAACGATCTCTTCAATAGCAATTCGACAACGCTCATGAACTGCGTTTTGAATCCAGTTGTCTTGAGAAAACGCCACGTAAGAAAGAGCCAAATTTTCAGCGGGCGTAAGTGTGATGTTG